TCTTCCATTGAGCAACTTCTGCTGGTGTATAGTAGAGATTATCATGATAGCCGGGTTCACGGATCTCAATGCAAAGTTTAGCACCTGGAATTACAGTCCAGTCAAATGCTTGAGCAAATGCCAGAGGTATTAGAGTTAACCAGAGAATTACTATAAACTTTTTCATATAGTCACCAGTGGATACAAAAATTGGACGCTCTTAATATGAGACAGTTGAACGAAAGCCATTGCAAGAACAGTAGGTTGAACTACCAGTGGTTACGTTGACGACAAAGAGACCATTGCCCACAGTGGGGACCTTGAGAGGAGAGGGAAAGTGGACTTCTCTACCACCACCAAAAGGGACAAAACCTCCCCAGAGGACTGTGCCACCGGTACCGTCTTGGAGATTCATTAAGGTACTTACAGAAGCATGATCGTTGCTGAAGGAACAGTGAGTGATGTATAGGTAGTTACTTCCTACTCCAGCAATTACAGAGGTACTAGTAGTAGCAACCATTGCAGTGGTTACAGCACCACTTATAAAGGTTCCGTTTGCCCAAGGAGAGGTCGGCTGAATGGTTTGATAGAAAGTACCACTCACAGGTAGAGCTGTACCAGAACCATCTACCTTAAGACCACCTCCAGTACCAAGAGCAGCTGGAAGACCTCCACCTTGAAGGGCTGAAGTAGCAGCACCAGTAGGGAGGGCTGAAGAGGAAACTGTGACAGCTCCAAGTGCTGCAGTAGGTAGAGTACCATAGTAATTTACGTAGAGTGTATTACCTGTACCTGAGAATGCTGTGGTCTCTAGCCTAACGTAATTAGCATAACCTGTAGTAGTAGCTGTCCCGTCTGTAGTACAAGAAGTAGCTGCAATTAGATCAGTCCAGGTGATGCCATCTACACTTTGACTTAGTCTGATGCTACAAGTGGTACGTGTACCTGAGCCAGTCCATGCTATTCGATGACTGTAAGTGCCAGTGTAGAGTAAAGTGATGGTAGTGTTAGCGATGACTGAGCGAAAGATGAAGTTTTTTGAAATCTCTGCTGCTGATACTGGCATGATTAGCATAGCCAGGATGACTAATGTGAGAAGTGTTCTTTTCATACTTTCTCCAAGTTGGTACAAAATTTGTATCCGCTACATCGTTCGCCAGTTGGACACTGGCTCTTCGTAATCAAGGTCTTTGTATTCAGCCTCTGTATCTTCCATGTCTTGAATGGGAGAGAAGTAACGCTCACCAAGTTCAAGCATCTCAATGATGTAGGCTTCAGCATCCATCAAGTCCCAGAGGGCAGATCTGGGAAACATTAGAAGTTGTTGTTCAAGCTTCTTGATTGCTGGACAGGAGGCATTGTGGTAGATGTAGCCCAGTCGATAGTATGGTGAGAGTTCCTTGATACGAAGGACCTTGCCCTTCTCACCATCTGAGCCACCACGTGCTTTCAACCACACAAGCTCGAAAAAAACTCCACGGCGAAACATCTCATTTTTAAATGGCTGTTTGATAAACTCTTCAAGACCAGTAGTTTCAATCCCTATAACCTTTGCCTTGAGGCGAATAGCCATCCCAAAGGCTTCGTCGTATAGCTGGTCTGGATGGAGTTTTTTGGAAACAGCGTCTCTGATGTATAGTCTGGCACTTGAGAGATCAATTCCTATGCCGATTATAGCTGAGTCAGCAGATGACATCTTGGTAGTTTTAGCAGGGTCAACGATGACCACTGTTTCCATGTTTCTGTCAGATTGGATCTCAGGGTCGACTTTATCAAGGTCAATTTCAGGGCGGAGAGGGCGCTCAGGTGGTAGGTTGTAGTATTTGAAATAACCTTGCTGGAAGATGGAATCTTTGGTTGAGATGGGGAGGTTTCTGAGTTCCCTGAAAAATACATCTGTCTGTCCAGCATTTACGTGACGTTGCCATTCTTTTTCGACTTCATCATCTGACATGAAGTTTGGAGCTGATGATTTAAAGTTATCATCACAGGCCTCGAGACGAGCTGATGTCCAGTCAGGTGAATCGAGGAGTTTTTGTAACACAGAGTCTTCATGCTTCAGGGTGTCGATGTAGACTATTTTCCATGTCTTAGCTGCAGGACCTACACGCGGAACTGCTTTGATTACATCTGCATAGAGCCACTGATGCCAACCTTTTCGCATTTCCTCGTTTTCAATCTTTTCTGCATCCTCAAGGTCATCAATGACGATGAGACCAGGGCGGTCGTTTTTGAATAGGACACCTCGAACCTGTTGTCCAGCACCTCTGGGCCACACAAGTGTGTCATAGGCCACCCAAGCTTTTTTGCTAAATGCTTCCTCAAATTCTTCATTACGAACCTCCCGCTGTTTGAAAGAACCGAAAAATGCCTTAATTTCACGATTGGTGACCAGTTCTCGACGAAGGTTTTCGGTCTGTAGGGAGGCAGCATCGAAACTTTTATTGATGTAGACTATGAAGCCAGTGTGACGAAAAAGGATCCAACGAGAGAGGAGGGCAAGAGCTACACATGACGTCTTGCCCCAACCTCGAGGAGCAGCAATGGCCACTTGTTGTTCAGGACCGTCGATTAAGTCGAAGATCTTACCGTGGACTTCTTCAGAGAATGGTAGGCTGAATCGCTCAGGGAAGAAGGTCTTAGCGACCATCCTTGAGGAGACGGCACATTGAGTTAGGATTCCCTGAATTTGTAGATCCATAAGTGGGTACAAATTTTGGATTAACTGTTAATTGGAGTCTTTTTCCACGCTATAGCGTTATACATCTCTACTACATTGTCGATGGCTCGATCCAGAGCATCCATGAACTTCTCGTTGTTTAAGAGATCCCTCTTTGAGACACCTTCAGCGATTGAAATCTGGTAAAGAACCATCTCGAGTACTAGTCCCTTTTTCGTCTCACCCTGGCCTGGCTTACCTACGAATAGCTTTTCAATAGTGAATACTAGGTCAGGTATCATATTTAAGGCAGCGATCCCTGTAAGACCTGCTGCAATTGAAGTACCGACCTGAAGAAGTTTCTTCCAATTAACTCCCATCTCGCTAACCTCCATTAGCCCTTCGAGTTTTTTACTTCTGATGCACCGTTTCCATTACTATTGGTCCTAGTACCACCAATCTGGATGGCAATGAGACCAGCACCTATCAAACTCTTAGCTATATCCTTACACCACTCGATCATACTAAGGTCCATTTTATAGAAAGTTCCAATAAATGCACCTAGAGCAAAGAACAATGCTAGAACCATTACAAACATTGCAGCTGACTGTCTACCCATGATTCCCATAGGCCACCTCCATCTGATAATGATTTTCACTGACGATAGAAGATGGTATCAGGAACGTGTTTGAGAAGGACTGTGAGTTCAGCATCTGGAACCTTTACTGGACGTGTTCCATAAGGAAATTGTGCAAGATCGCGGGCTGTCCAGAAGTCGATTCCCTGTTTTGGACTCACTGTCACAACCTGCCCAGTTCCGTCCCTGACTGCTCCCGCAGGTGCAGAGAAGGATGAGGACCTGTCTTTGTTAAGCTCAGTTATGGCATCTTTGATCAATTGCTTAAGCTCCCACTGAACAAGGTCAGTGATAGGGGCATTTCCATCTATTGACATTGCTAACCTCCATTAAGCTAGCTTATCTAGCAGTTGTTGATAAGGAAACTTCACACCAGGGCAAGATTTGTAGGTGGCAAAATCACTATGACGCATTATCTTGGTTTTAGAGATGAAGAAGGTAGATTGGAGCTGTTCTACTAGACGAACAAGCAGGGCGAAGGCACTAAATGGTAACTCGTCAACGTCATAGTTACCAACAACACAGATTCCAATAGATCGCCCGTTCATCCCTTGTTCCTTGCAGTGGGCACCTACAGTTCCCCACATTCTACCAATCAAAACTTCCCAGTGGTCGTTGATAGATTCGATGCCAAAGTGGTAGCCTATGTCATTCCATCTATTTTCCTGTGTATGGTAGCGACGGATAGCTTGCCAATCGACCACTAGGCCATCTTTTGTTAGTGAGTGGTGAAGAATGATGAACTCAGGATTCATTAGTCACCTAGTCTTTGTTGACTGAGCACAAAGATCTGGTCACTCACAGTCTTCAGATTTACTTTGATATCATTTAGTCCTGTGAGGATAGCTTGCATAGATGCCTCATGAGCTGGACAGAGTAGATGAGGCATTGCAGCTTCTTCATGTTTGATTATTCTATTCTTAAGAGCAGTTAATTCAACACCATGAGTTGATACTTTCCCTTTCATAATTCCCCATACTATTCCAGCACCAAAAATAGTTCCTACTAAGGCAATTACAAGGTTAACGTCTACTTGTGGCATTGATCTCTCCAAACCGCGTCAGGCGACGTTCTACAGCGGTTATTCATTTTTGACTTAACTTCATAATCACATAGAGCATTTTACGTTCTATAGGAGTTCCATACTTTTTTACTGCATCTTCCATATAGTCCATGATTGATGTTAGGGGAAATTCCTCAGTTTTAACTCCAGCCTTCTTATACTCATGCCAGGCTGAAGCATTTGCTTCGATTTCTTGGGCGATTACAGATGACCTAGGAATACGTTTGTAGATGTCTTTTATTATGTTTCCGAAACCTCTAACTGCAGTACTTTTGGCTGAGATGAAGACATTGTCTGCGAATTGATTGACTAGATCAGTGGCGTATTCTTGAGGGATAGGTGAGATGTGTTGGAGTTCGTGAGCAAGAGGTTCTAACTTAGCGGGGGACAAAGCAGATTTATATACTGGCATTGCAGATGGTTCAGCTCTAGGACCTAATAGAACTGACTTATTTGGTATAGCAATTGATCTATCAATTACATCAGCAGATTTTGGCATCCTATCTACTATGGTTTTAAGTCCTTGACCTCTGGCCCTCTTCATCAACTCACCAACCTGAGTTGCATACATAGGTTGATTGGTTAGTACTTCATTAGCAGTCTTATTACCTTCAAGTAAAGTACGAAGAGAATCTGAGAGAACTTTCCTACCAACACCAGGGTTAGTGATTCCAGCTGGAATGGCCCAACTAGCCATATCCATTGCTTGGGAGGGAAGTTGTCCTAGGTTCTGTTGAACATCTGGATTATTGAGAATGCTGGCCAATAGTTTGACTGGATTACTCCAGGCATCCTTCACTGCATTTCCAAGACCTATTGGCTTATCTTGAGGCATTAAGATTCCTCAGTGGATACAATTTTTGTATCGTCTTCAGGCGTCACATCTATGACGAGACCTGCTTCTTTAGATGCCTGAATCCCTCGTTGTTTGAAGGCAGTGAGTTCTTCTGTTGTGAGGGCAATTGAAGTATGGTGGGACTGAATCTTGGTAGGTTCACGTAGGCCACTAAGTTCCATCAACACAGTGGTGGCCACTTCTTTCTGGTCCTTCAGGGTGGCTTGGCCATCTGGATTGTCAAATATCTTATGATAAACTTGAATGGCCTTGTCTTTGAGGATGCGGATTTTCTCTACATTCTTCTTCGCCTCCCCATCCCTTATTTCCCTAAGCTCTGATAACTTCTCTTTCCCCAGTGTACTATTCAGTGTATTGCTAACTGTCTGAGGATCTATATTCAAGATTTCTGCAATTTCAACCTGCTTAAATCCCTGAGCAGCTAAATTAACTATCTCATGATGGCGCTGCCACATAGCCTTAATATCATGAGTCTTCCTCTCTTCAGGGTCAACTCTCCTCTCATCAGTATCCCTGAAGTTCATCCCATACAGACTATCCCTTAGCTGAGTATTACTTGCCATATAGCTTTACCTGTCACAATCCATTATATGCCTACTACGTGAAACGTGTCAAGACATAATTTCGTACATTACTATTACTAATTACTCTTCTCTATAACCTACATACTGTTAATGGTGAATAGACAGTCCAATTTTTGTAACCACTATATGTACATAATTGTACATTGTTTATAGTTTGGTTTACAGTGTGAGAGAGATAACCTCGCGCACTATGGCCAACAACTCCCCCAACGAGATGAAATCTCATTTCACAACGGTCATAAACCTACGCGGTTCAACAAGTTACACGAGTGCAAATTTTGCACTTGACAAACTCAAAATTCCGAGGGATAATGGTTTCGTGATCCAGCATCACACGGTCCTGCCGACGGGCAGGCATTGATCTTTGACAACATAGCCTTGACAATTCTCTCAAGGTATCCAGGACCTCTCCCGATGAAAGGGGATAGTTATGGTAAACTTGAAAGAAAAGTTGGAAGGTATCGTAAGGACGGTCAAAGCCAGTATCCGATCGGACAACTCAGTTGATAAGTCCGAAGCCGTAAGCGTGTATCTCGATATCGACTTCAGTGACTGTTCGATTGAGGATGTATTGTCCTTTGCCTGTAGCGATAGGAAGATAGCATGGGCCGCAGGTGGAAGGAAGGACATTGGCAGACTTACCGCAGGACAGCACATCAAAGTTAGGGCATCTAGCCCTGGTGCTAAGCCGCAGATGAGTGCTATGGAACTTCTTGCTGAGGCCGCGAAGGCTGCAGGAAGAACTATCACCGAACAGTTCGAGTTCGAGTGTAGGCAAAGGGGAATGTAAGTTAACGTCCTGGATACCTTGAGTGAGTTGTTAAGGGAAGTTTAATGAGAGGAGGTGAAACTATTGATAACTGCGCTCAAGTTTAGATGGTATAAGGAACATAGAGAGCTTATTCCTATTGAACTACAAGATGAGTTTGATCGTCTACTTCAATGGGAGTATAGGTCTAACTGTGCAAAGAGAGCTGTAGCCACTAAGAGAAAGAAGTATACCAAGTGGCCAACTAGGAAAGGAGACCATAGATTAAAGTAACTGCATCACCTAATCAACTAAAGGTCATCTCTTGATGGTATAGAGGTGGCCTTTCCTCTTTTGGATTGTACAAAGGTATGTCTTGACATGTAAAACGTAGTAGGTATATGATTTACATTGTGACATGTAAACATATAAAACGTAAGTCTGAGGGTATATATAAGACAGCCTGACATGGTAACATGGTAACATGGTAGAACGTATGTTGGTATGTAGAGAGGTTTTTTTGTTAACAGGTCTACCTCGATACCATCAGACTTACCTTTTACAACAACACAACCATACAACATAACAAACCACTAAGATCAAAGGAGTTTAAGATGTCCTATGCGAATGGTAGAAGTTACGGAGGAAGAACCTATGGAGAGAGAGTTAGATGGAAGAGAAAGAAGATATGGAGAGAGAATAGCAGACCTACTATGACGTTAGATAGTGAACATAGAATGTTTGGCTGCTGGTTGTTTAA